CGATCAGTGAAAAGACCGGTGTCAAAAGGTTCCTCTTCAACTCGAGGTTCGTTGTCCTCACATGGTAACACTTTGTTCCATGCGTAGTTCAACAGCCTTTCCCACCCGCAAGACAGTCTTTGCTTTGCGTTTCCACGGCCCTCAAGGCCATGGTAGACATTGCATTGCAGGTCTTGCGACCACTTGGCGCAGGCGTTATTGGCTTCGATTGCATGGTCTTTCGACCATACGCAAAAACCCAATAAGGGCGAGGTTTCAGTCACAGCTGGTAGATGGCCAACCGTGCTTTCTATCAGACGTCTAATGACATCCGAGGCCTCCCAATATCCTTTTCGGAAAAGTAAGTCCGAGTAGGACACCCACGCTTGGAGTGTAGTAATCTCCGGCGTTGCCTTAGGATGCACCTTCTGCTTCTTGTTTCTCTTTGAAGCTTTCTTTGGTGCCTCCACTCGCCACAACCGCTTTATCTTAACGGGGGTAATATCAATGCCTTGATAGGCATCTACCCCGCAAGACTCACGGAAATGGCCACTGTAGCAGCTTTTCTCAGTATTGACCTTGAGCCCTACTCTCTCGAGTACGGCCATGGCTTCAGGTGCATAGTATGTAGGGACGATAATATCGTCCCCATACACCCATACTGACTTTGCTGCTTCGCGTAAAGCCATCCCACCACGCACAAGGTCGCCCACTAACAGGCTATAGAAAACTATAGACTGTATGGGGAAGGTTAAAGCACTTCCCATAGGTGCGAACTTACGCGTCATGATGATGTGATCATCTGGCGTCCTTGTACTATCAGTGCGTGAGCACATCAGGTACTCTTGCAAGCGTGGCAAGTCCTCAAAGAGGGCCTCTACCAGCTCACAGGACAGGCGATCACTTGCTGCAGATAGATCTAAAGTAGCAAGCGATGCATCTTTCGATGCCCGTAGGGCGAGCTTTCCATTGATATCCTGCCTTGAAAAGTTTACTTGGCCGGACGTCATAGGATGAGCCTCAATATGTCTAACCAGCGGCACACGAAGTGCTTGCTGATAGGACATGTATTCCTGAGGCTCCTTTGAGATTAACCTGGGTCCACGAGAGTCCTTAGGTACTGCAAGAAGTATAGCAGTTCCGGGTCTCCCGCGATGATCCAGCTCAAAATAGCTATCCCAATGATCGAACAAATGGCGATCGTTATAATAAAAGAACGATCCATACGGAACGAGTCTGTCGAGGTTAGTATAAAAACGCCTCGGCTCGTATCGTTGCCACGGCTTCTCGCCGTGTGCCACTGCCCCAGGACCATTTTTTGGCCTAAGCGTATCAAAAGCGATACGATCTGGCTCATCAGCGAAGGAGTTTTGAAAAAGTACATTTAGTACCTCCTGAGCATGATAAATGGTTGCGATAGTATCTACGTCAGAACCCAGTGGACTAATCGATTGATCGACGTCCACGAACTCCTCGATAGACAACCTAACAGTGAGATCGTGGTAGGGAAGTTGGTACTTGTAGAAACAGTACGTAACCTGACGCAGCGACTGAATTGCCGCGACATCAGGGTCCTCCCTCAACCTTCCGTCCTTTTCGAAGATAAGTTCGGTGAACCTGCGGAAAAGCCGCGGGTAGGCCGTACCTGTGTCATGTGAAAACTCTGACATAGGTGTGAACTCCTCTACCTGCAAAGCGCGATCTAGTGCTTTGCCAAATTTAGGTAGAGTTTTCGTAAGGAAACTCAGGCCTTCAGCCTGAGTTCGACAACTGATGACTTCAGCGTCACGGTCTGTCTCTTTTTCTGAAACAGAGTGTTGAATGCCAAGATCTTTGAGCAAGCCTCTGATGAGGTTTAGCATTAAGCTCTCCTGGCTTTTCAGGTCATCGACTTTCATAGTGACTCCCATCCAGGGGTCACCAATGGAGTTGGTGGTCTGACCCGACTGCATCTAAAATACAGTAATCGTGCGTAGACCCATGGTATTTCCATGGGCGTACGCGACGAGCCCAGAATTTAGGGCATAAACCCATCGTACAAGGCTGCGAAGTTGGTCGTAACGTAGGTATGGAGTTTTATCCATTCCTTCAGAAGGTCCGCTTCAGGTACCGCTTTACGCGGTGCAGCAACGACAACATGGATTGTCCCTGTGTAGGGAGTCTCCAGGTCGTCAGTGTCTTTCTTGGTAAAACCAAAAGAGACCAAGTGCCTATCGATGCCAGAGCTATTCTTAGCTAACTGGTGCGATATGCGAAGGGTGTTTGGTTCGACAAGGTCGGTCGCTGCGTCCCGATAAATCGCTTCACTTTCAGTGAGCGACATCAGGTTGTAGGACTTATCTGCCGTTCCATCGTTGATTACTGTCGGGTCTGTTGCCATTGGTGATACCTCCGTTAGTGCGAACACTAACAGCATTTACTTCCGGCGTCTTCTCCCGAAGGAGAGAGAGGTCAGTAGCGATGCTGAGAGCGCCAGCTGGTTTTGGCCGTAATGGCCGGAATTAATGAAGGTTGCTCCGGAACTAGGTAGTTGTCGTTCACGCACGTACTTTTTGTGTGAGTGCGTTCCTACGTCGCAGTATGCAGGCGCAGGTCCTAATCGAGCATTTGAAAGCTCGACCACCCCACTTGTGTCAATTTGACACTTGTAGGACACACAATAGTCCGTTACGGTTAGCTTAACTGGAAAGAGGGGCTTTTGAAAGCTCCGCTCAGTCCAATCGCCGACACGAAAAAACCAGTCGACGACAAAGCTAAAGGGAATCGCTTCCCAAAGCTGAGGAATGCCAAACCGTAGGCCTAGAGAGTCACGCAGGATATCCAATTTCTGCCCCATTGTTACTACATCGGGACAGTCATAGGTATAACGCATAGTTGCGTTCATCCTTGCGTTACGCGTATACGTCGAAATGCCCTTTACATAAGGACCTAACGACGTCTCCGCAACTCCCTCAGCATTTACCAATGTTTTGGTATAATGCCGGATTTGTGGTACACCACGCCGTTCCAAGAACTCGTTGATGCGTTCTGAGAACTCGGTAAGAATGGTATACAACTTCATGACATCGCCGATAAAAGGCTTAATCCCAAAGCTATAGGTAAGGTGTCCACCAGCGACTTCAAGTGCGACCGCTTTAAGCGCGTCGGCGCGAGATTTGCCGCGTAGACTCCTTATAAATTTCCTAAAGCCGAGAAGTGCCTTACCCCATTTAGCCCCAAGATAGATTATTTCCTTGAGGTCAAGAAGCTCTAACAAAAAGTTAGTAAGCTGTAAGTCGCCCTGAAAATCGGGCTTCATAGCAGCGAAAGCTTCTGCGTTAAAAGACGCAATGGTGGCTTTGTCGGGCTCGATCGAAGACATGTCGTTACTGCCGGTCCGGATAAAACCAGACCAGCTAACGCCATCATAGAACAAGTCCTCATCGGAGTCGAGATACCTATAACCAGTTACGGTATTAGGTATACTGTCCAGAATTTCGTGACGACAATTTTTAGAACGATAGTCGTCTCTGGGCCCGGTTTCATAACTGATGCGCTCAACGTTCGTATGTTGAGTCACCCCAGTCGAAACCGCCGCCGCGGGATTACCTGTATTAATATTAACTCTATGGTAATGCCCACCTTGTCCTACTGAAACAGTATCAAACTGTTTCTCCTTTGTCTTCGTTGTCATGACAACACCTCCTGTTTCCGGTAACCCCCCAATGGGG